ATTTTCTACTTCTACTAAATCTGATGCTATTTGATCAGGATTAATACCTGCTGTTATTAAAGTTAAACGATCTATTTCTTCTTTTGTTAATCCACCTCGCTCAAAATAACCTGGTGATTCACTGAATCTGTCGCCTTCAAAAAAATCTTGTATTTCATCCGCTTTTTCTTGACCTAAAAAGAAATCCAAACCTCCAGCTACCCTTTCGCCACCTTCCATCAGGGCATCTCTACCTTTTCTTACTAATTGGTAAAAAGAACTACCTATATCTTCTGGTGCAAAAAAACCACCTCTTCTTTCGGACGCACTTGGCTCATAAGGATAACCGCTGAATAATCTATTAAGTCCTGGTTCATCTCTTGCTATAAATTCTTCTAGTGCCTTTTCAACATTCGCGCCTCTTTCTATATCTGGCGAATTAAATATTCTATAAAGTCTTGTATCAACAGCAGAACCATCTTGTATATTTTTAATACCTTGAGTGAAATCTATAATCCTGCCGTCACTTAACCTTATTTCGTTTGGTCCTATTTTTCTATCTACTACTTGTGGTAAATCTTCTAAGTCAAATTCAGATAAATCAGGTAATACTAAGTTGGGTTGCAAAGCTTGTTCTGTAGGTCCAAAATCGTCAAGTGTTTCAGAGCCAATTGCTTGTATGTCTTCTGTAAAATCTGGTATTTGTAAATCTGGGATAGTTTTGTCAGGGGTAAAAAATCCTCCTGTAACGGGCGGTACAATATTTGTTAAAGTATTGGCTTGGGTGCTTATTGCATTTAAATCAGGGTCTGGATTAATAATATTTAAAGGCCCACCCACTTCCCTAGCTATACGTTCAATTGTAGCTAACCCTAAACCCTTTGGAAAAGGAACGCCCATACTTACATAATCAGATTGTAATTTCTCTAATATTTGTACTGGAGCTAAACCGCTCCTAGATAGATTTGCAATTTCTGTAGTTACATCTATAAGAGGTTGATTGACCACATCACCAGTAGCAAACATTTTTCTGTTTAGTATACTCATCAGGTTATAAATCGACCTTGATTTGGTCCTGCATACGGGTTGTATTGATTAAAAGGATTAGCAGGGTTGGGACTGTTAAACGGACTTGCTTGATTGAACGGCGTGACTTGGTTAAAAACCGCTGGTTGTAAACCGCCAAAGTTCTGAGGGTTATAATATGCTTGTTGTCCAGTAGGTTGATTGTTTGTTGGTTGATTGTCTGTTGGTTGATTATTTATATTTGATTTTCTTTGAATATCTGCAAAATTAGCAAACGTACTTAAAGCGGTAGATAAAGCTTGAACTGTTGGATCTGGCGCTCTACCGTAAGTAGTGCTTACGTTTGTTTGTCCTGACTGATATGTTGGTAAGAAACCTTGAACGTAACTTGCCGCAGATGTGGGTGCAAATCTTGTCTCTCTTTGTTGATCATACGCTCTTTGCAATCTTTGATCTGCTATACCGCGTCGCAAAGCCCCAAGTCCTTGCAATTCAGCTCGCTCGCTTTGTCCTAATCTTTGTAAATCCGCCCCCAGTCTTCCGATGTTACCGCCATATTGAGCAATGTCTGCTCCTATATTTCTTGAAAGCCCAGCTCTCCTGCCGCCTATACCACCTAGCTGATTTGCAAAACCAGATAGATTGCCAACAAGTCCTTCTAGACCTCGCACTCTTCTACCAAATTCGTCTAAACCAAGTCTCTGTGCCTCTGTAAATCCTTGCCTTCTAATATCAGACAAGGCTTCGCCTAGTCCCCTTCCTAAAGCTCTACGTCTTTCTTCGGCACTGAGTCTTGCCCTTGATCCGAAAGCACTTTCGCCACCTCTTTGTATATCTCTAGCTCTAGCGTCAATATCTTGCAACTCGCCTGCTTTAAAAACATCATCTATAGTTTGTTGAACTACTCTTTGTTCAAAAGGATTGTAAAACTGTCTAGCAAATCTAGGATCATATCCCATACCTGCCGCTCGTCTTGCAATATCAGTAGCCTCTCTTACAAGTGCTTGTTCGCCTGCGAAATACGGTTGAGCTATATCTTCTGCTCTAGTCGATCTACCTATGGCTTGTTGTAAATTTTGAAGGTTGGTATCTAAAAAAGGCTGAAACGAACCTATTCCACTCAAAGCACTTTGTATAGCTCTTGTTTGAATAGGATCTAAATCGGCAGTCTCTCTGAGTATTGCAGGCGCGCCGTAAGCCCTATTAGCAGCTTCTATGGCTTGAGATATTATGCCTGGAGTATCAGGAGAACCAAAGTAAGCCTCTCGAACAAAAGGATCAGATATTACTTCTGTTCTATCTAAGCCTGTAATTACTGAATCAAATGGTGTTGCCATTACATATCCTCAAATATATTCATCAATTTGCGCATGTTTTCAACACCCTCTTCTCTCGAAGGCTTACCGCCTTTTATTAACTCAATACCTGATTTATTTTTTTTCATATTGAAGGCTCCAGCCCCTCTAGTAGCTTTAGCCGTCATTACAAATTCACCGTCACTTAACATCGCTGGTATATCATCAGAAGTGCCTGTGCCTGGCCCTATTGATTCTCCACCTTCGCGTAAATCTAGCTCGGCTACTCCTCCTACTGCAAATTTGTTTCTTCCTACAACTTCTCTTTTTAAAGCCTCTTGTAATATTCTATCTAATATAGGATCACCTTCTTGCAAACCAGATTCTTGTTTTATAGCCTCTATATATTTCGGTGAATTTTCTCTTGCAAGTTCGCCTCCTTGTACTGACACTCTTGCCCAATCAGCAAGTAATTCTTTCAAAATTGATGGATTTTCGGATCTATCTTGATAAAACTTTGGGACACCTAAAGTAAGATAACTATCTTTTGGAAATCCTCCTGCGGGTCTCAATTTCATTTTTGGAATGTCGTATACTACTTCATCACCAGTAGAAAATGCTTGTCTTTGTCCCAAGTTGGCTATATCTAAAACAGCTGGTGCAGGTGCCAATCCAAATTGACCTCTATCGCCACCAGTCCCTAAATCAGATGACAATTGATACCTACCTAACGAATCCATCATTACTTGTGGTGTAGGCGCTATACCCCCCTCTCTTTTCTTTGCGTCGTCATAAACTGCTTTTGCTAAAAGAGCGGTTGCTCCCAGTCCATATCCACCACCAGGGAAACCTCCAGCCATACTGCCCAGTCCTGAAAACAAACTGCTAGAACCTGGGCCTGTTTGTCCTTTAAGCGTGTCTTCAATACCCTTTATGAAAGCGGGAGTTTTCCTTCCGAAAAAACTTCCAGTATTTGAAACCATTTGATTGTATTGATCTACAGAGATAACCTTGCCATCTGGCCCCATATAGCCTGTTATGGGTCCGTCCATCGTATCTGACATCGGTGTGTAATTAGCGACGGGGTTGATACCTGGTGTTCCAAAAAGTCCGCCTAGCGGACCACCTTGAGTTAGTCCACCCAATCCGCCAGATAAGGCAGTTCTAAGTGAATCACGTAAGGCTCCCCCACCAAATCCCGTTCCTTCTGCAAATTGCGAAAAGTTTTGAAAACCTTCACCAAATCCGCCAGGAAGCATTTTTCCTAAACTTCCTATACCACCACTTATAGCTTTACCAACTGCGCCTAAACCACTAGACAAAGCGCCACCCACCCCTGGTATGCTACCAACTAAACTTGTTATACCTGTTCCCAATCCACCAGCTAAAGCCCCTAGAGCAGAACCTACGCCTGGTACAAGCATCGCAACTGGTGCTACTTTCTTTGCCACCTTCTTGATTGACTTGAAAGCTTTCTTAAAAAAACCAAACTCGGGTAAGCCTGTGATTGGATTAATGGACATACCAGATCCAACGGCATATTCGTTTGGATCAAGGCCAGCTGCCCTCATCTCTTGGTTGATACGTGCTTGCGTTGCGGCTGATATAACAGGCGGTACGACACGCTCGCCCAAGGCGACGTGTGCCAGAAACTGATCTTCGTCTCTGCCCAAACTTGCTATTCCTGTCCCAGTTCTATTTATTCTATCCATTTGTCTTTAATTCTATCGTTTTTAGCCTTTTTGTTAAATAAAATTCATTTCTAAATAGTTCTTTTTATCCTCCCAACAAGGTCTGGATATAAGCCAAAAGACCAATAAATAACGATCTCCTGACTTAACTGGCAGCCCTCGGTGCATGTGAGTAAAGCTAGGAAACATCAAAGCGCTGCCTGTAGGTATTGGTTCTACAATACCTCTACCTTGAAATTCTGTACCCCCACCTTCGTATTCACCCGTATTCAAAGGTACAACTACGCTTATATCTGCGCTGGCGTCGTGATGCCAAGCTCCTCTTTCTTTTTCTCCTATATTGTAATTAGCTATTTGTATACCGCCATCTGTAACGACTCTGCCCCAAAGACCCATAAATATTGGGTTTAAAATGGTGCTTACTACATTCATCAACGATAAATATAGTTCGGGTATATGATCTTGTAAAACTATCTCTGGTATTTGTCTCAGCGTGTCTTCTTCTTTATTGGGTTCAAAGTTGAAGTGTTTTTTTATATTTTCTAGCTCGTCTTTGAATATATCGCAAAATGTTTCTGAAAATATAGGTGCTGTATAAACATCCTTTACAGGCTCATCAATAATTGAATGTAATGGTAAGTTTTCTAAGTTTTCTTGGCCTTTTGATTTTAGAAAACGTACGATATCTAGTTGGGATTCTTTTATAGCTGTAAAAGTTTTGTCTTGAATAAACCAGTCGGAGGGTCGGGATAAAAGTAAATTTTTTACCTCATACGCTGAATTTGTACGTTCTACAGCCTGCATATCAAATCTCTATACTTGTCGCTCCGTTGTTTCTGACAGTTACAGAACCTAGTTCTGATTGCAGTTCAAAGCCCTTCGGATCCCTCGGCGTATGAAGCTGTACCCATTTGTTGCCCGTATATACTTGTAAGACTCCAATAGATGTGTTCCATACTACATCACCTTGGTTAAATTTTAAAGAACCAAGCTCTGTATCGTTAAATTGTGGTGTGGAATCAGGATCAAATGTACCTAGGTTAAGTTCTAGTATTCTTGTAAGTCTGTTGAATGTTTCTTTGCTTACAGACGGTTGTACTTCTGTAGGTAGTCTTGTTTCTAAAAGTTTGCTCATCTTCTACCATCGGTTTTTACATCCATTCTAGTATCTCCTAAACGCCAGCCTATAGATAAATTACCGTTGGATCCTGCATCGTCATTTGATTCAAAACGAACAACAGCTTGTCTGCCCCTCGCTCGCAAATTCACTTTTTGAGTGCTAGAACTTATCTCGTTGGTAGATTCAGTAGTCAAAGAATCACCTGGAAAGTTTCTGACCTTAGTTACTACATTCAAAGACCCAGCGTTTGCGTCTTGCAAAAATTTAATATCAGGTATTATTGATGATATTTGAGTAAACCTATCGCCATCACCTATATCAAAATCACTTGATTCTACAAACACATTAGTCATTGCTGATCCATCATCATCAAAACCTACCTCATGTTGGTAAAGTACGCCGCCGTCAGTAGCTTGTGGGAAAGGTTCAACACCTGAATCTAACCAAACAGTCCTAGCAAGTTGACCGTAATACCAAACGCCCTGCTGCGTGTTATATATAACGTAACGGTCTATTTCTTCACTAGAAGCAGAGGGGTAAAACCATCCAACTTCGTTATGCTCATTATTAGTAAACGCTTGTATTTTAAAAGCTTGGCCTTGATTGATGTCTCCAAAAACGTAATTGTGAACGCTACAGGGCAACTCTTGTACTGTTCCATTGTAAATATAAAAATTACCGTAACTCATAAAATAAACGCCCGTAGCCGCTGTAACAGCTGCTTTTGGTCCTATCAAGCCCGTAGACTCATTTATTAAATTCAAAGCAAATGTCAAAGGTGATCCTACAAATTGCATTGAATAAACAGAAGTATCAGTGAATATGATAATTTCTTGTCTTGATTTCACACCACCTATAATTTTTGATCCTGATGAAAGCCTTACAGATCCTGCTGTATTTGTTATTAGTGGCTCAAATTCTAGTTCATTTTCTTGATCAGAAAATGCAACAAGCATCGGATCTATTGTACCTGTACGTGAACTACCAGATATCGCATCCGCCCCTAAAGCTATCAAATGCCTGTCTACCTCTGAAGTTAAAACTTGTAAAGCTACTGTAGGAACTAAATTAGCACCAGATACGCTCGATAGTTCAACAGCTCTAGTACCTGTACCATCATTTTCCACCCATCTGTAAATTCCACCGCCCCTAGTGTTTATTATAAGGTTCTCACCAAAGTTATCGTGTGTCCAAAGTCTAAGTTGGTTATTGCCACCCAGAGATGTTTCGGACCCCCATCCACCAGCTCCCCAAGTGCCTACACCCCACCCTGTTGATTGTACGTAAACATCAAGGCCTGTATTTATTTGATAAACAGCATCCGTTGAAGCGCCGCCGTTTCCAGAATCACTCGAGTTAGCCGTCACAGTTGAACCTGTAGTATCTTTAACAGATATGGTATATGTGTTAACGCTAGTAACTAAGTCTATTTGATATTCTTGGTTTAAAACAGCTGCGGTTACATTTCCACCCAAAGAAACTGCGCTAGAAAAGGTTACAAAGTCCCCGTTGACAGCACCGTGACTAGCATCAGTAACTGTTACAGTAGATGAACCGTCTGTAGCTGCAAATGTAGCAGCGTTGGTGGTGGTCTTACGTATGGGCGTAACGTCAGAAAAAGCTGTACCATCTTTTATGTAATACTTTAAATGGGTTCCCACGCCAAGGAATTTACTACCTTCTAAAGATATCCAGTTATGTAAAGCGCGAGCTGTACCTAAATAAGTGCTATCTGTAAGTTTTTGCCAACCTCCAAACTTTTCTACTCTACCATCTCTAAATCTAATTAGATTACAGTCAAACCATCCGCCTTCGTTGCTGTAAGCTGTCCCCTCTCTGTTGATACCTGGTCTGAACTCTACTTTTGAAAATGGCATTTATATTTTCTCCCATTCTTTACCTTGAAAAAGATCAGCTTCAGCAGCACGCCTTTTTACCAGGCCAGCTAAAACAACGCCGCCTGCTTTGTTCCATCTTTTTATTTGTTCAGGAACATCCTCATAATTTTTTTCATTTATTACTTTCAGTAAAGTAGAATCTTTCAAATTATTCGGTCCCAAGTTATAAACCCAACAAACTAAAGCGTCAAACTGACACTGTTCTAGCGGTACTTTTATCATGTCATTTATGTAACCTTCATATTCTGGAAGCTCCTCTTGTAAAAGATGATCTGCCTCTTCTTGATTTATTTTGTCACCTTCTTTAACACCTTTGATAACTCCGTATCCAATCGTCCAAATACCTACGCTATCTTGATAAGCCTCAAGCCTGCATCCCTCGTAGTTCTTTATTAGTGATATACCTTCTTTAGATATTTTCATGTTAGTCGTCTTTGCTTGGCGTGTTTGAGGCTCCAAAATAAAAACTAATAATAGCTGAAGCTAAACCGCCTAAGTATCCTAATACAAGGTTGATCAAAGCTTCGCTATTCTGTTCTGGCGGTTGTATTGTGACTAAGAATATATAACCCATAAAACCTCCAATAACAGCTATACCTATGATTCTAGCAGTCCAATCTTTAGAAAATGTTGACCTAGCGTTTTGTGTATCTTGAACTTCTAACTTAAATACATCTACCTCAAGCTCTTTCATCTTTATTTCAAAGTCGGCTTCTGCTTTTTTGAGTTCAAGCATCTGTTCGGGTGTAGCGTTATCTATAGCTTTCTGTATTTCTTTAGGTTCATTCTTACAACCTAGTACATCTGCAATTACATTTGCAGCCATGCCACCCATGGGTCCACCTAAAGCAGTTCCAAGTGTAGGTGCTACTGATCCAACTAAGTTTTTAAGTAATGCTTTCATATATCCTCCAAAGTAAATATTTTTAAAGGCTCACTTATGCCTTTAACTTCTATAGGTTGCAATGATTTTAGCTCAAAATTACAATTTTTTGCAGTTTCCTCCGCAATTATTAAATCTTTGCCTACAGTCTTACAACTAGATTCGCATCTAGCAGCTATATTTACGGCACTTCCTATTGCACTGTAATCAAATCTTGTATCGCTACCCATGTTGCCTATAACTGCTTCTCCTGTATTGATGCCAATACCTATAGATACACCTACATCGGATTCAGCAAATTGTTTTTGTATTTCTTTTGCACACTCTACTGCTGCTTGTTCGTGATTTTCTAAATCTATAGGAGCGTTAAATATAGCCATCATCGCATCGCCTATATACTTATCTACCATACCTTCGTATTTTTTTACTGCATTAGATTGTATTGTTAAAGCCATGTTCATAATAGCAGTTACACTTTCAGGATCCATAGTCTCACTCATAGCAGTAAAACCACGTACGTCTGTAAATAAAAATGTGCATCTTTTCTTTTCACCACCTAGCTTTAACAGTGTTGGATCTTTTTGCAAAGCTTTAACCTGACGTGGATCAAGATAATGTTCAAATTGTTTTTTGATTTGTTGTCTTAATTTATATTGCTCTCTAAATCTAATATAAAAAGCAACACTTGCAGTAATAAATTGGGATATCAAAGACCAAGTAACGTCAACTAATATTCCATTTTGTATTGTATGTACTCCAAAAAATGCCGTAGAGAAAAAAACTACACCGAAAAATGAAACGCCAGCTGTTACACCAAAAACATTTAAAACAAGCCAAACAAAAACCACAGAAAACAAAAAAATTAATATTTCCAAAGCAAGTGCATAATCAGGTATGTATGGGCTATCTTCAATCAGTATAGACTCAGCGAGTGCAGCTTGTATTTTGTGTGGTTCTAACAGCCCTACAGGTGTTGCTATCTGAGGCATGATGCCTTTTGCAGTAAAACCTACAAAAACAAACTTATTCTCTACATTCATTTCAGCAAGATTTGTCTGTGGTGTATCTACCCAACTAACCCATTTACGACCTAATGAATCTACAGATACGGGCGGTAGACCTTTAACTCTAACTTCTTCAAGGCCATTTTCATTAGTTTTAATAATGTAAGTATCTGCACCCGCTAAGACTTTCAATACTTCCGTACCAAAAGATGATACCCAACCATCAGGTGTACGCATCAATAAAGGTAGCCTGCGGACTAGGTTGTCAACGTCTGTCCTGGCTACAGATATGCCTTGTGTCGCATTTTGTTTAAGTATCTCTATGTTTTGTATTGCACCTTTTACTTCTAAACCACCAACATCATCCCCTAGTATGACTGTGCCTTGAGTTGGTGGATAATCGCCTTCACCTTCAAACATAGCTAGTACACTAGGAGAAAAAGACAAAGCTTTTGAAAACTGTGAATCGCCACCAAATCTATCAGGCTGTGGGAACGCTATTACCCAACCTACGCCTGTCGCACCATTTCTTAATAAATTAACGTGTATCTGTGCTAGGGTTTGTCTTGATAAAGGATAACCGCCCTCATTGGCTATGTCATCTTCTGTAATATTCAGAATAGCAAAATGTCCAGAAAGTTTTTTTTTAGTTACAAAACTATCAAATGTTTTTAATTTTAATATTTCATGTGCAACTGGTTGAAAATAGTAAACTGATCCAAGTAAGAAAAATAAACTTAAAAATATAATAGTTTTTTTCATCCTGATCCCTGTTTAATCGTTATAGTAGTTGAAGATCCACCGTTTATTTTTACTGTATTCGATACTCCATCTTGTACTAATATCACAGTATAGCTTTGTGACCCATCTAAATCTAATCTAGCGCTTTGGTTTACTGATCTTATAAGACTTATAGTTTGTCCAGCTAGGATAGTTGTAATTTGTGTGTTTTTATCTTGGCCTATATTAGTTCCTACTATACGGATACCAACACCCCCTTGTTTTAACTGGTCTTCCTCTTTAGATACAGCCAAAGCATCTATAACTTTTAACAAATCTTCAAGAAAGTTTACATCCAAATAATTTATATCTAGCTCGGTAAACTCTAGGTTTTCTTCTGCATCTAAAAAGTCCTCATTGAGATAGTCTATGTCTAAGTCGTTGAAGTCTAAATAGTCAGCTGTGGTTCTTGTCTCTGCTTGCTCCAACGATTCGTCTGTCTGTTCTGGTGGATTTACAATCAGCATGTTGTCGATCAATTCAAGCGTTATGTCTAGTTCTACAGGTGCAGTAGGACTGTTTTCAAAAACAGATACTGTGGTTGCTTGATATGGTTTATTTAAAGTAACACTACCTGCTGCTGTTGATACTAGAATTTCACCACTAGATATACCGTTTTCATCTGGTAGCAGTATGACAAGAGATCTTCCAAGTTCATCTACTGTGCAAGTGAAGTCTGTGCCACGAATAGCTATATCTGCGGTAGGTGTTCGTATAGATATGCTAGTTTTGTTATTGAATTTACCCGTGATAAACCTAGCTGTACCACTAGCAAATTTCAAAGCCATCTTAGATTTTGATGGGTCGGGGTCGTAGATGTATTCGTCTATGACTAACTTAGAATGTTCTGTGAGTTTGACTGTAGAATCATCCTCAAAAGTTATGGCAACTCTGCCCGCTTCTGTGCGAACATCGTCCATTTGTTGAATGTCAAAGTTTAATTCAGCCCCATAGGGCTTGTCTCTTAGAACTTGTGCGTTGCCTCTTAGTTCAGATATAGAACCTATATCAGCAGACGAATGAATTACCTGAGTCTGACTGAGTAACACAAACAGTGCCGTTAGAGCCAGCAGATGTGATCTTAAGCCAGTCATTATCAGATGTAGATTCCTGATCTATGTTAAAAGTTCTGTCGTTACCAGTATGGTCTAGGTAGAAGTAGCCACCTGCATACCCATCACCATCATAGGTTACAGTATTATCATCACCATCTATATCCATGTAGTTAGTTGCACCATCTACATCTATAGCTGCTGTAATACTGTTGCCTCCACCTTGTATTATCCAATCTAAATCTAGGTTTGCTGCTAGTGCTGTCATGGCATGATTGAGGGTCATGGTGTTTGTGTTGCCTGTGACTTGTACGTTTACATTAGAACCATCTGCTCCAGTTGCATTTGTCTCGTCAGTTGACATATTGAAAGTGTTGCTATCGCCAATGAATTGAAAGTAACCAGTGTAGCTATCAGCCCATATATCACCTAAGAATTTATTTGATGCACCTTTTTGTAATATATCTAAGGTCATAGTCGTACCATCAATATCTAGTGCAGTCATTGATCCCGCAGCAGCATCAGCACCACCAATGATGTTCCCGCCCCCACCAACCTGTTCTATGTCCAAGTTAGATGTAGCACCTGACTGATCTATAAATATTTCATTGTCAGCCCCGTATATTAGCGATGCACTGATCATCGCAATCAGGCTTGATAAT